GAGGTCCTGCACGGCCTCAAGCGGAAGCGCGTAGCGATTGCCGCAGAACTGGATCTGGTCCCAGCGCTTGGCCGTGATGTCGAAGACAAAGTCCTCGAAGTCAACGACATCGGCAAAGGGCTGTCCGGGATCATGGGTGAATCCCATGATCTCCTTCTGGTTGCTCGGTGCAAGACCGACCTTGAGCACGCCCATTCCGAACATCGCCTCAAGAACCCACCTGCGCATCGTGTCATCGAAGCGCATGTCCTCGATTGCAAGGTTGATGGCGATCTCTAGATCGTCGGCGAACGGAATGTTCTCCCCGTTCTTGGATCGAACCATGACCCTCGGAGCTCGAGCCGCAACCTGGCGACGGTAGATGTTCATCGCCATTTCGAGGAAGTTGACCGGAACCCTGTCAGGTGCTCCGCCATCGGACCATGCGCCGCCAACGAACTGCCGGAGCATGGACAAGCGTCGCTCGCGAAAGGTCTGCATCTTCCTGCGCGAGTGATCAAACGATGTGACCAGGCGACTTACGCGGTCGAGATTCATCACCAGGCTTCCATTCTGCGCCGGCGTTCCTCCGCCGCTTGGCGGCGCGCAAGAATGCTTCCCTCGGGTATGCCTGTCGTAACTTCGGCTGCGACAGGAGTCCTTCGCGCAAGAGCATAGCAGCAGAGCGCATCTGCGGTAGGTCTGTCGCCGTGATTATCGCGCGCGCCGCTTGGGTCGATGGTTCTGATCGACTTCGAGTGCTCGATGCTTCCGTTCGCCGTGTAGATGATCTCCCTCAACTCGTTCATCGCATCCGTCGAGCGATTGATGAACCTGCCGTCGAGGAGAGCGCGTCGGTAGTCGCCGAACACGGCTCGCTTCGCATCCTTCACCGGCCACCATCCCGGAATCGGAACCTGGTTCTTTGTCAGGGACTCTTCACGGGTGCGGTAGTAGACATTGCGGTATCCAGATTCAATGACGACATCACCAAAATTCCTACCAGGGCCAGGAGCCTCCCAAATCATGTACGCCCCGTTGCCACTCTCGTCGCGCAGCCAGCGAGCAATGGCGACGGCATACCTGCCGAGTTCGTCAGGGCGCATGTTCGGCGTAGCAAGTTCGCCAATCTTCTCGCCGGTCTTCCTGTCGGCGATGGAGATGACCGAGTTGCTGCTTCCCGTTCCTGCCGCGATGTCCACGCCCACGACATACCCACGGTCTGAAGCAGCCTGACCAGACGCATCGACACCGCACCAGAGGCGCAGGTTGCCCCGTGGAGCGGCCTCGAACCTTCGGGGCGTCAGAGACGCCCGGTCGAAGTCAATGTCCCCTACGAACGACGGAGGGCGGCAATGCTGCACGACTAGACGGGTGATGTCCTTCGGATCGAAAAACTGGTAGTCCGAACCCTGGAAGTCGATGTCGAGTTCCTGGGCAATCTCCTGAGGATGGATGCAGCGTCGGCACTCCTCGTCGTACCAGGGGCTTCTAGCCTTCCCGTTCTCCCCGACATAGAGTCCATCGGCCTTGACCGGGTGCTTCGTCCAGTGCAGGACGACCTGCTTCACCTGCTGGCTGTGCGCAACATCGTAGAAGGCGTTGCCAACGCCATCAGGAGTGGAGTTGAAGATGCGGCTCTTGGTCGCGTCTCTTGTGGATGCAAGGGCCTTGTAGCCTGCGTCGACATCGAAAGCCGCAAACTCGTCCATCCCGATTGCAGTACGACGGTCACCGCGAGCCACATCACCAGTCGTGCTCTCGCCGTCGATGGCTGAACCGTTCTCTTCATTGGTAAGCCTCAAGTGGGTGCGCGTGTAGCGTGGCAGGAGCCACCCAGGCTGGTTCTTGAGGAGGTAGTCAATCTTCCAGAACAGGCACTTCGAGTTACCTGGCTTGTCGACATACTCCTCGTTGCGGCTGACCAGCAGGAATGACTGCCCTTCCCTGAAATGCCAGCGCCACTCAAACAGGGTGCAGAGCATCCAACTCGCACCCATGTCTCGGCTCTTCTTGATGCAGATGTCCCGCTTGCCGATGGCGTCGTTCAGGTCGAGGAATGTCTCGTCCTGGAACGGGTATGTGATGAACGGGACCATCGGACTCTCAAGGCGAGGGTCGTAGGTCCAGCAGAACGCATTCACATAGAACAGAAGGTCCTCGGAGCACATCTTCCGCAGGGCGACGCGGTCGTGCTCGGACTGTCGGGCAGCTCCGTAGACGGACTTGCGCCACCGCAGGTTCGCCTCATACCCCTTCGGAACGAGGTGGAGCCACTTTCCGCTCACTTTGCCTTCCGCTTCGCGACCCGCGTAGGCAACTTCTTGCCCTTGGGTGTCTCTTTCTCCCACCGCTTTGCCATTTGCGGTTCATTGGCGTACATCCATCCGCGCTGCGCCTTGCTCTTGAACGGCATGCAGGACTCCCATCAGTACCCGCGTCGCCACGGGTGGTTCTTGTCAGGCTTGCTGGTCTTCTTCACGGACTTGCCGGTCTTCTCGGCGTACTCGTGAGCGGCCTTCTTGCCTGCGGGCGTGTACGGGAACGACTTCTTGCCAACCTTGGGCATCAGAGAGCCTCTCTTTGCGATTCGTTCTCGTCTCGCATCCTGAGCAGGCGCGCTGCCGTCTCCTCGATGCGGACTCCGTCATCAGAATACCGCTGCTCCGCCTCGATGGCACTACGCGACGGAAGAAGTTTCGCGTAGATCGTCCCCCAGAACTGACTTTCGTTCACGGGACTACGCCGCGCCCACACCAGCATTCCCCACGCCTCGCTACTCGGGGAGTCCGCTGGCGACACATCCGCCACCTGCATGTTGCTCGCGACCCACTCCACCACCTTGACAGTCGCAACCTTCTTCCCAGCAAACACCGCCTTCGTAGCGGAACTGCCAGACTCCACAACCTTCGCAGCAGAACTCGGAACGGCATCCTGACTTCACTAGCGTCAACCTCCTCCCCCTTCACCCCCTCAACCTGATCGGACCTGACAGGTGGCAGGTCGGGTGCGGGCGCAGCCCGCTCCCCCACATGCCCCCACACTTCAGGGTCAAGTTCGCGCGCCGCTTCCACCCACGCATCAGCAGGCGGCATCCCATCCTTCTTCAAGCGCTCGCGGACATCCACGAACTGCTTCCACAGGCCGCACTCCTCGGCCCACTTCCGGATCTGCACCTTCAGTTGCGTTGAACCTCGCATGGCGGGAGTTTACCACAAGTCGGAACGATGTCTCGGGGGGGAGTTAGATCAATGGTTTGTTGACCACCCAGGTCCGGGTTCAGACGCGCACACGCGCGCACGCGCGCGGGCACGCGCAGCGCGAGCCGCCCCGCCCCGCAGCGACCGACGACGAGCACGAGCACGAGCGCAGGTCGCAGCGCCGCCGCACGCCGCAGGCCGACGACGACGACGAGCCGCCCCGCCGCCTGCCCTGCCCCCCTCCTGCCCCTCGCGCGTCGCGCACGCGAGGGAACGGCCTCCTCTGCGACGGGTGTACCCTCCCCCTGCCTGCCCTGCCTGCCCCCGCAGACCCCTCGCCCAGTGTGCAAGGCTCCAATAAAACCGCGTTCCTAGCGTCCAGAACGCGATTTGCGGAATTGTGTGGAGTCTTTGCTTGCAATGCCGACAACGGGAGTACACTCGCGGTGTGCCGCGAGTGATGGCACACAACCCCAACACGGCCAAAGGAGGCCCTTCCATGACTGCGAACCCGACCCCGTCCGCTCCCGCCAACGCCCTCGACGCGCTCCTCGCGAACCCCGTCATTGCGGGGATTCTTGGCGCTGCCCCGACCCTTGCGACCGCTGCCGCCGCTGCCCGTGCGGAGCGCTCGCGGCTCGTCGCTGCCGCTGCGACCGCGTCCCTCGCAAACGGCCCCGCAGTTCCCCTCGACGGCGCTGCGCCGATCATCCGCGCCCCGTGGACGGGCGAGGTCCCTGTGGCCGATCCGACCTACACCGCGCCGCAGTCGTTCCTCACCCGTCTCCGCGTTCACGCGAAGGCGAACCGTCCCGTCCTCCTCACGGGTCCCGCAGGGACGGGCAAGACCGAAGCCGTCATGCTCGTCGCCGCCGAAGCGAACCGCCCGTTCGTCAAGATCGACTGCGGCCCCGTGCGCGAGAGCGCCGATTGGTTCGGGACGCAGACCTCTGTGCAGGGCCGCATCGGATGGCAGGACTCGACCCTCGTCGCGGCGCTCGCGACGGAGGGCGCTGTGATCCTCCTCGACGAGATCAACAGGGCCAACACCCATGCCCTGAACGGCCTCTTGGGCATCCTCGACGGGACGCGCCGCGCGTCGTTCCCGCAGCGCCCCGAAGCCGTCGTGCTCGCCAACGGCGTGATGATCTTCGCGACCGCCAACATCGGCCTCGACTACGCGGGAACGGGATCGCTCGACCGCGCCCTGAAGAACCGATTCACCGCGATCCCGACCGACTACCTCGCGCCCGATGACGAGGCCGCCGTGCTGCGCAAGCGCTTCGCGTCGTTGTCGGCCACGACGGCCAACGCGATCTCGCGCATCGCCGCGCACACTCGCACCGCCGCGTTCGTCAACTGCGGAGGCGAGTGCATCTCGACCCGTCAAGCGCTCGTCGCTGCGCAGATGGCCGTCGAGTACGCGCTCGTCGGCGCGTCTGAGGGCCTCGCGATTCAGGGCCTGATCGACTCGCAGTCGAGCGAGGAGATGGGCGGGGGGCAGTCGCCTCGCGCCGCGCTCGCCGCGTTCGTGACCCGCACCTACCCCAACCTCGTCGCCTGATTCGTTCAACGGAACCCGAAAGGATCAACACCATGCAGAACACCGTCACCCTCTCTCCCGCCGACACCGCCGCGCTCGCTCCCGCCGTTGGATCGCTCGCCGCCATCACGCGCCGCCTCGCGGGTAGCGCCTTCCGTCCGCATTCGTGGCCGACCGACCTCGACGGCGCGAGTGCCGCCGCTGCCGCGTTCGTGCTGCGCATGGGCTTCCCGCTCGACGCGAACACTTCGCTTTCGGTGCGCGTCGGCACGGCTCCGCGCAACGCCTCGTCGCACTTCCCGACGCTGCCCTCGCGCTTCCTCCTCGCCGCCGTGCTCGTCGCGGATGCCGAAGGCGTTTCGCCTCAGGCGTACCTCGACCGCGCCTTCGACCTCCTCGCGGGTGTCTGCCTCTGCAAGGGAGCGGGTCGCGCTTCGATGTTCGGAGCGCTCTCGCAGCACGGCTTCGGGTTCACCGCGCCGCCGCTGCGCAAGGTGACGCAGGGCCGACTCGCCGCCGCGTTCCGCCTCGACCGCCAAGCCGCCGAACCGCTCGCGGGGTTCATCACCCGACCGCAGGAGCGCCTCCGCTCCGCCGCGCTGCGCGTCCTCGCGTTGCAGTTCGCGCAGGAGGCCAACGACGCGGCGCTCGCGCCGCTCGACCGCGCTCGCCGCGTGGCGTTCGCCGCTCGCCTCGACCCGACCTCCTGCGCCATCGGATTCGGCAACGACGAGACGGGCGAGGCGCTCGCCCTGTACGCTCGCGACTGCGCAGCGACCGATGACGGCAGCGAGGCGTGGGAGCGCTTCGCGACTGCGCAGGACCGCGCCAACCCCGATGACGGCAGCGACTCGCATCAGGTCGACCGTGACGCGCAGAACGACCGTGACGCGGCGAGCAACGCTGCCGACAAGAGCGGCGGCGCGACCGAATCGAACGCGCACGAAGCCCCCGCAGAGGAGCAGCAGCGCAAGGGCAAGGCCGCGCAGATGAAGGCCGCGCCGAAGGGCCGCAGCAAGGCCGCGCAGGAGACGAGCGAGGCGAACGAGGCGACGGACCTCGCGCAGGGCGCGGCCTCCGAGATGCGCAACACGCCGACCGAAGGCGGCGTGAATGTCGCGAAGTCTCTCCTCGCTCACCGCTGCAGCGCCGTCGAGATTTGCTGAACCAACCCGAACACCGAACACCGAAGGAACCCACCATGCCGACCCGCATCACCACTACCGTCTCCCACCTCGCCCACGAGATGAACCCCGATCAGACCGCGCTCGCCAACGCGACCGACCGCGCCGCGACCAACGCGCTGCGCCGCGTCGGCGGCACGGCAGTCGAGTGGGGTCGCAAGAGCGGCGCGTACCTCAACACCTCCCGCATCGCGACCGCCGCGCTGCCCGACGCTCGCCTCTTCGGTCGCCCCGAGACGGGCAACGGCAAGCCCGACTGCGGCATCGTCACCCTCATCGACTCGTCGGGTTCGATGGGCGCGTTCGCTCCCTCCGTCGGATCGATCCCCGCCATGACGCGCCGCAGCACGGCTCGCGCCATCGCGGTTGGCATCACCCGCGCCGCCTCGCGCTGCGGCCTCGCGTCCCTCGTCGGCCATCACGGCGAGTCCGATGGCGTTCGCCTCGCCGTGCATCGCACGACGAGCGGAGTCCTGCGCGGCCCGTGCTACGGCGGCAACATGGACGCATGGGCGGTGGCCGAGTTCCTGCGCCTCGTCGAGATGCCCGCGCAGCGCACCGTGTTCGTGCTCGTCTGCGACGGCGCACCGAACGGCGACCCGACCGAGCACCGCGCCGTCGCGAATCAGGCGCTCGCGACCATGACGCGCAAGGGCGTGTCGTTCGTCCTCGCGTATGTCGGGGATGACGAGTACGGCCTCAATCGCGCCCGTGCGGATTGGGGAGCGGCGCGAGTCGCGGACTGCCGCCGCGATATGAACACGCTCACGACGGTGCTGATCAAAGCCGTCGCCGCCGTGCGCCGCTGACGATCCCCGCGCACCGTGCTCGACCCAACCCGCCGACCGTGAT